TCAGCAGATTTAATAGCTTATGGTTCACCATCAGACAAAAGATTAAAAGAAAATATTAAACCAATTGAATCAGCTTTAGATAAAGTAGAAAAACTACAAGGTGTAACGTTTGATTGGAAAGATAAAAAACAAGATAAAGCTTATGATCCTGATCAAAATTGGAAACATGATATAGGGTTTATAGCTCAAGACGTACAGAAAGTTATACCAGAGCTTGTAAGAGAAAATAAAGATGGGATGCTTTCAATGAGGCATCAAGGTATGGCGCCAATATTACTTGAAGCAATTAAGGAATTAAAAGCTGAAGTAGAAGAACTTAAAAAACAAATTAAACAATGAGTTTACCAAGTTCAGGAGAAATAAAGGCAAGTCAAATGAATACCGTAGCAAGTAGGTCGGCAACTGCCAATGCACCTTTGTCTGGTACTAGCTCAACGCCACAAAATGGTTCATTAGTTAAAATATATGCTACAGCTACTCCAGCAGTCAATCAAAGTGCACCACATTCATTTAGTGAATTTTACGGAAGAAGCTTTGTGTCTTTAACAGCTTTTTTAGTTGGTAACCCATCAGCGTTTGTTTCGGATATGTGTAGTCAATTATCTTCTCAAGCAACTTATTATCATGATGGGAGTGGTACTTATCCTGTTACTGGTGATATAGTTTACTTAAGCAACTCCACATCAAGCCCAGTAGATGGAGGTACAGGAGTACAGTGGCCAATTTTTCCCGGCGGACCTAATGCACCAGTTGGATGGTTTAGAATAACAGGAAGTACTGGAACAGTGCAATCAACAGGAGCTTGTAACCCTTAAGTTTAATTAATATATTTATAAAAAGATAGTAATGGCAATAAAAATATTAAGTAGCGAAAATATAACAGGGAATGTACATCTAACAGATGAAAAAATATTAGCTTTTAGAAGCACTAATGATTACTCTATACAATATAGAGATTTAGATTTCAGATTTATTGGTTCAGCAGATGGTACAACAAATAGATTCTTTTCTTTTGGGCATTATACATCTGATAATCCAGCGGGTACCTGGAATGGTAAAGTTTATATAAATTCATATACAGGTGCAGTAGGAATCGGAGCAAATTTGCCTGATGGTAATTTAGAAGTTATTGCAAGTACAGTTGTTAGTGGTGCTTCAGATAGTGTAAACAATGTTCTTATAGGTCTACAGTCTGCTAATAGACCAACAATTATATTAGATACCGCTGACACTACATATACAAATAGAACTTGGAATATAACTAATGTTGGTTCGGCAGGAAGTTTATTTATTGGAAGAAATGGTCTTGATACTATGGTAATGTCTAATGATGGAAAAGTATCAGTATATAATGATTTTATAATAAACAACTCTTCGCCAGAACTATATATGCAAACTGGTGGCTCACATTATAACTGGTTATTAGCAGCTCAAGAAAGTGTAGATGCGGGATTTGAAATAGCCTCACAACCTGCTGCTGGTGGAAGTTTTGATATACGCATGTTAATTAAAGGTGACACTGGAAGAGTAGCTATAGGTGGAACTACAACATCCGCAAATACATTAACGTTACAAGGCACAGGCACCGAGCTAGATTTAACAAACACATCTGGTAGTGGTAAAAATTATAGATTTAGTTCAGTTTCTAATGGTGATTTTGAAATTATTGATAAAACAGCTAATCAAGAAAGAATGAAAATTGACACTAATGGTGTCGTTACATTTACATCTCCACAACCTATAGGTGTAGTTTTTAAAACTACAAGTGCAAGTTATGGTGCTATGAATATTTACAAAGACCATACGGGAACTACAAGAGGAGCCGCTGGTTTTAATTCTACTTCAATGTATTTCGGTGGTGAAGCAAACACAAACACTATATTACAGGCTGGCGGACAAACGAGTTTATTTTGTGATGAAGGTAGTCGAAATGTTGTTATTAAAGGAACTACTATTAATGGTGCGTTCGGAGCAAGTAATTCAATACTAGCTGTTAAAGCTGTTTCATCTGGTGGTGAAGGTATTATACAGATACAAGGTCAAGGTAACCAAAATACAGATACTGTTGGACAAATACAATTTTATAGTTATAATGTATCTACACCTTATGCATCAATTGTAGGTAGAAGATACACTAGCGACACTGAAGGTAGTTTAGTTTTCAATACGAGTAATGTTGAAAGGTTTATAATAGCAAACGATGGTGATATTTATAATAGAGAGTCTGTAAATAGAGCAAACACTTTTTATGGTTATCATGCTGCTAAAGCTTCTGCAACTGGTACAAGTAATAGTGCTTATGGTTACGAAGCTTTGTATGATTTAACAACTGGAACAAATAATGTTGCTATAGGAAGATCAGCATTACAAGATTTAACAGTTGGAGCTAGTAATGTTTGTATAGGTAATTCAGCAGGCTCAGGTGGGGATTTTGGAGAAAGTGTTTTTGTTGGATATTTAGCTGGGCAAGTAAATACTCAAGGTGGTATAGTAGGAATAGGAACTGAAGCATTAAAAAATAATACAAGTGTAAACAATACAGCAGTAGGACATAGAGTTTTAATTAACAATACAACAGGAGATTCAAATACAGGATTAGGTTTTAGAGCGTTAGATACAAATGTAACAGGAAATAACAATACAGCAATAGGTAGTGAATCATTAAAAAACTCAACAGGTGGAAGCAACACAGCTGTTGGAACTCAATCATCTTTAGACAATACAGGTGGTGGTCAAAATGTAGCAGTAGGAGTTTCAGCCTTAAGAGTTAATACAACAGGAAGCAATGCTGTGGCAATAGGATGGGAAGCATTAAAATCAGATGTTACTGTAGAAGAAAGTGTGGCGGTAGGTGCAAGAGCTTTATATAGCCAAACATCAGGTCGTAACCATGCTATTGGTTTTCATTGTCTACAAGACTTAACAAGTGGAGTTTATAATACTGGTGTCGGTGGTGAATGTATGGAAAATGTTACTACAGGAGGGGAAAACACCGCAATGGGAGCATTTGCATTAAGATTTATAACAACCTCTGGCAATAATACTGCAATAGGATATAAGACTTTATACAGTCAAACTTCAGGAAGCTCCAATACAGGTGTTGGACATCAGGCGGGAGAGTTTATTAATGATGCTAACTATACTACTCTTGTAGGTGCTCAATGTGGTTCTTTGATAACCAATAATGATTATAACACTATGATGGGGTATTACACTGGTAGAAACACAACTACTGGTGAAAACAATGCTTTCTTCGGTGCTATCGCAGGAAGGTTTAATTCAACAGGTAGTAGAAATACTTATATAGGTTGTCAAGCTGTAGATAACCAAACACACACAGGAAGCGACAATACTGTAGTAGGTTTTGCAGCGGCTCAAAATATAATTTCTGGTTATGACAATATTTTAATTGGTAAAGGTGTTGCAAGTGGTTTAACAACTGCAAATGCTAACATTGGTATTGGTATTGATGCGTTAGATTCTTGCACAAGTTCTGCTGGTAATGTTGCAATAGGTTATGCTTCTATGGGTGGGGGAGCAATGTCTGGAACAGGAAGGAATATTGCTCTTGGAGATGCATCTATGTATAATGTTACAAGCGGTCAAAACAATATTGCTATAGGTTGGAATGCAGGTAGAACAGGTAGTAATACTCCAGATTCATTAGGCTCAATTACTACAAATAGTAACGAAATACAAATGGGTAATAAATCTCATTCAGGAGCATTTATTCAAATAGGTTGGACTACGGTTTCAGATGCAAGAGACAAAGGAAATGTTAAAGATGTGCCACATGGATTAGATTTTGTAAATCAATTACAACCAAAATCATTTGAATTTAAACCAGATAGAGAGGTAGAAGATACGGATGGAATTGAAAGATATGGATTCTTAGCTCAAGATGTTTTAGAACTTGAAGGAGACAATCCTGTTGTAGTAAATAAAAATGATGAAGATAAATTAAAAATGACTAATGATTATTTAGTGCCAATATTAGTAAATGCAATAAAAGAACTAAAAGCAGAAATAGAAATATTAAAAAATAAATAATTAACTTTATAAAAAATTAAATTATGGCAAATTTTTATAAGTGGACAATAAATCAAATGAATGCCCGTATTGAAGAAGATGGGAATAAAAATGTAATATTTAATGTACACTGGACATATACTGCTCAAGATGATAAAGATGCGAAATACTCCGCTAGTACAATAGGAACTTACTCTTTGGAGTACAATCCTTCAACACCCTTTATACCTTATGCAGATGATGAGGCATTTGAAAATATTGTTATTGGATGGTTAAAAGACGGTTTGCCTGTTGCTGATATGGAAGCAAATTTATCTAAACAAATAGATTTAGAAAAAAAACCTATTGATGAAGACTTATATTTTACATGGGATAATCCACCAGTACCACCTATTGAAGAATAATATTATTTTACTATATTTGTTTTTTATAACTTAAATTAAATCTAATACTATGGCAAAAATTACAGAAGAAGAATTAAAAAGACTTCAAGGCATGAATGCTGAGTTTACAAAAACTAAACTAGCACTTGCAGATTCATTACTTCAACAAAAAGAATTAATGGTTCAAATGGACAATCTAAGATCTGCATTTAAAGTAGATGAAAAAAATCTAATGGAAGCTTACGGAAACGATGTTTCTATTGATTTAGCAACTGGAGAAATAAAAGAAAAAACAGAAGAAGCACAAACTGTAGAAGAGTAAAAATGGCAAGAATAAGTAACACTAGCGTATATCCAAATATTAATCCTGTATTGTCAGATTACTTTGTTTTGACTGATGCTAATGATGACTTATCTACTAAAACTTGTACACTAGAGTCTTTACAACAACTTTATAATGTTGATGTAGTTTCAAAATCTATAACAGTTTCTCCACTTTATCTAAATGTTTTAGCAACTCAAGACTTTGAAATACTTCCTGCACCAGGTTCTGCATATGTATATGACATACAAAGAATTGTCGTTTTTATGGATCCAGGCTCTACAGTGTATGATTTTGCAACAGATTTACCATCATTTGATATGGGATCATTAGCACTTAGTGATATTCAAATATCTACCATGAACTCTTCAACAGATGTTGTTGAAGTAATTTATACTGGAGGTACTACTAATTTTGTGTTACCAACTAATACTTCGGTGGTTTTGTCCAAAGCTGGTAGCAACCCTACACAAGGCAATGGAACGCTTTATGTTAATATTTCTTACAGAAAACTAAAGTTAAATTCAACTTTCTAATCAAATGGACATCCGTAAGATTTCCATAGGAGCAGATTACAAGTCTGGTGCCATGCATTATATTGTAGGGCAAAGTGTTTTAGGAGGTTCATATGTTATTCATTTAATACAACACGACGCCTCTTCTAGTTCATTTAAAATATGGATAGAAAAGAATCAAGAGTTAATTATGTGGAAAGAGTTTAAAAACACAATGCCCATTTCTGTAGAATATAATTTAAACTTTTAATGCAGTCTCCACATTCTTTCATAGTTCGACCAGTAAAAGGAAGAAGGTATGACAATATAAAAGACATAGGTGGTATTGACTTTATAACTAGCGTTTCTAAAGAGGACCACAAAGCATCGAACAGACAAGCAGAAGTTGTGTCTACACCATTAAATTATTCTGGAGATATAAAAAAGGGCGATATACTATTAGTTCACCACAATGTTTTTAAATTTTATTTTGACATGAAGGGTAGAGAAAAAAGTGGTAAAAGTTTTTTTAAAGAAGATTTATTCTTTATTGACAACGATCAGTTTTTTTTATATAACAAAAAAGGTAAATGGTATGGTCATGATAGATATTGTTTTGTAAAACCTATTCCAAAAAAAGATTTTTATTTAAAAGGTGTTGGTGTTAAGGAAGAACCTTTGCATGGTGTAATAAAATACTCTAACAAACAATTAGAACAATTAGGTGTGAATGAAGGCGATGAAGTCTGTTTTACACCTGATAGTGAATATGAGTTTTATGTTGATGATGAAAAATTATATCGTATGTTTACTAATAACATAGCATTAACATTATGATGGATAGTAAAAAAATAAAAGAAGAAATAATTAAAGCTGGTGAAAAAGCAGTTATACAATTAATTAAAGTAGCAAAAGAAGATATTATTAAATACGAAAAAGATGATGAGTTGGCGGCTGACAGATTGAAAAATGCAGCCGCTACAAAAAAACTTGCTATCTTTGATGCATTCGAGATATTAAAAAGAATTGAAGATGAAAAGCAATTAATAGATGGAATTGACATAGTTAAAAATAATACGCCTAAAGGATTTGCAGAATCAAGATCAAAATAGTTTATTTAGAAAGCTGTACAAAATTGTGCCAAACAATGTTATGGCAACAAAGAACAGAGCACGTACATGGCTATATGGTTATAATCCTAAATATGATTTTGTAGTAATTTCTAAAACTGGGCAAATTGATCAAATAATAAATATAAATGGTTTAAATATTGCCTTACCTAAGCCTCCCGCGCGCGTGTATGCGAGAGACAAAAAACAAAAAGAACAATATTGGGAGCCACATGTTTTGCCTAAAGAGTTAAAAAGAATACAGTCTATATTCCATTGGCACGAAACACCACCACAATTTAAAAACAAATGGGTAGATTATATTGAGCAAGAGTTTGACAGGAGAGATGAAGGTTTTTGGTTTATGAATAATGGAGAACCAACCTATATAACTGGCACTCATTATATGTATCTGCAATGGACAAAAATTGATGTTGGTCATCCAGATTTTAGAGAAGCAAATAGATTGTTTTATATTTTTTGGGAAGCATCTAAAGCGGATAAAAGAAGTTTCGGTATGTGTTATTTAAAAATAAGACGTTCTGGATTTTCTTTTATGAGTTCATGTGAGGGTGTAAACACTGCAACAATTACTAAAGACTCAAGAATAGGTATACTTTCTAAAACTGGTGCCGATGCCAAAAAAATGTTTACAGATAAAATTGTACCTATTTCTAACAATTATCCGTTCTTTTTTAAACCCATACAAGATGGTATGGATAAACCTAAAACTGAATTAGCTTATAGAGTTCCAGCTTCTAAAATTACAAAAAAAAATATGTATGTTATAGATGAGGAAGAGTTAGAGGGATTAGACACTACAATTGACTGGAAAAATACATCTGACAACAGTTATGATGGTGAGAAGCTACAGCTTTTACTTCATGATGAAAGTGGTAAATGGGAAAGACCTGAAAACATTTTAAACAACTGGAGGGTTACAAAAACATGTCTTAGGTTAGGTAGTAAAGTTATTGGCAAATGTATGATGGGTTCGACATCTAATGCTTTGGACAAAGGAGGTGCTAATTTTAAATCTTTATACGAAGATTCGGATTGCATGAAAAGAAATTCTAATGGACAAACAAAAAGTGGTTTATATAATTTGTTTGTTCCGATGGAATGGAATATGGAAGGTTTTATAGATAGATATGGAATGCCTGTATTAAAAACTCCTAAAGAACCAGTTATGGGTATAGATGGAGAATTAATTTATCAAGGAGCTATTGATTATTGGCAAAACGAAGTAGAATCACTTAAAAACGATCCAGATGCATTAAACGAGTTTTATAGACAATTTCCAAGATCTGAGTCTCATGCTTTTAGAGATGAAAGCAAACAGTCGTTATTTAATCTGACAAAAATATATCAACAAATAGATTACAATGATTCTTTAATAATGCAACATCATGTAACCCAAGGAGGTTTTCATTGGAAAGATGGAATAAAAGATTCTAAGGTAATATGGAGCCCAAATAAAAGAGGAAGATTTTTTGTAACTTACATTCCAAAGGCTTCGCTTCAAAATAACGTTATAGAAAGAGGAGGGCATAAACGACCAGGAAATGAACATCTTGGTTCATTTGGTTGTGACTCTTATGACATTTCTGGAGTTGTTGTTGGGAAAGGTTCTAACGGATCATTACATGGGTTGACTAAATTTAATATGGATGACGCACCTAGTAATGAGTTTTTTCTTGAATATATAGCCAGACCTCAAACAGCCGAAATATTTTTCGAAGAAGTTTTAATGGCTTGTGTGTTTTATGGTATGCCAATATTATGCGAAAACAATAAACCACGTTTGCTGTATCATTTTAAAAATAGAGGATATAGGGGGTATTGTTTAAATAGACCAGATAAAAAATATAACAAGTTATCTAAAACCGAAAGAGAATTAGGTGGGATACCTAATAGCTCAGAAGATGTAAAACAATCACATGCATCTGCAATTGAATCCTATATAGAAAAACATGTAGGATTGGATTTAGATGGAACTTATAGAGATAAAGATGTTATGGGTACAATGTATTTTCAACGAACACTAGAAGACTGGGCGAAGTTCGATATAACTAATAGAACAAAATTTGATGCCGCAATAAGTTCTGGTTTAGCAATTATGTCTAATCAGAAACACCTATACACCCCAACTCAAAAACAATCAAAAATAAGCATTAACTTTGCAAGATATAATAACAAAAGTTCAGTTAGTCAATTACTTAAAAGATGAAAGACGTTACAATTAATATACAATCTGCTGCTTTTCCTGATCAATTTGTTTCAGACTCAACAAAAGACACAGTAGAATATGGTTTACAGATAGGACAAGCAATACAATATGAATGGTTTAGAAGAGATAATGGTTCATGTAGATTTTATGATCAGTGGGGTGAGTTCATGCGTCTGCGCTTGTACGCGCGAGGGGAGCAGTCAATTGCTAAATATAAAAATGAATTAGCTATAGATGGTGATTTATCTTATTTGAATTTAGATTGGACACCAGTTCCTATTATACCAAAGTTTGTCGATATTGTTGTAAATGGAATGTCTGATAGATTATTTAAAGTAAAAGCATATGCAGAAGACGCAATGTCTGCTGAAAAAAGAAACGAGTTTCAAAAACAAATAGAAGGTGAAGTAATAGCAAAACCTTTATTCAATCAAATACAAGAAGACTTTGGTATAAATGTATTCCAGTCTGATCCAGATGAACTTCCAGAATCAGATGAAGAAATGGAATTGTACATGAATATGAAATACAAGCCAGCTGTTGAAATAGCAGAGGAGGTTGCAATTAATACATTATTTTCTGAAAATCATTACAATGATATAAGAAATAGAGTAGATTATGATTTAACTACACTAGGTATAGGGATAACTAAACATGAGTTTTTACCAGGACAAGGTGTAAAATTAGATTATGTTGATCCTGCTAATGTGGTGTATAGTTACACAGAAGATCCTTATTTTAAAGATTGTTTTTATTGGGGAGAAATTAAAACTGTACCTATGACAGAATTAATTAAAATTGATCCATCATTAACTAATTCAGATTTAGATGAAATAGCTAAGTATAGTCAATCATGGTACAACTATTTTAATACATCACAGTTTTACGAAAACAGTATGTTTTATAGAGATACTGCAACATTATTATATTTTAATTATAAAACCACACACTCATTCGTATATAAAAGAAAAAAATTATCTGACGGTTCTTATAAAACTGTACAGAAAGATGATCAGTTCAATCCACCACAAGAGATGATGGAAGAGGGTAACTTTGAAAAAGTTGAAAAAAGAATTGATGTATGGTATACTGGTGTGATGGTAATGGGGACTAATATTGTTTTAGAATGGAAATTAGCTGAAAACATGGTAAGACCAAAATCAGCAAATCAATTCGCAATGCCTAACTATGTTGCATGTGCACCTAGAATGTATAAAGGACAATTAGAGTCTTTAGTCAGAAGAATGATTCCTTTCGCTGATTTGATACAAATGACACATTTGAAAATTCAACAAGTTGTTTCTAGGATTGTGCCTGATGGTGTTTTTATAGATGCTGATGGACTAAATGAGGTTGATTTAGGAACGGGCAATGCTTATAATCCAGAAGATGCATTACGATTGTATTTTCAAACAGGTAGTGTTATTGGTAGAAGTTATACTCAAGATGGAGAGTTTAATAATGCAAAAGTGCCTATACAACAGTTAACTGCTAACAGTGGTTCAAGTAAAATGCAAATGTTAATTGCTAACTATAATCATTATTTAGATATGATTAGGTCGGTAACAGGTTTAAACGAAGCGCGAGATGGTTCTACTCCTGATCCAAATTCTTTAGTAGGTGTACAAAAACTAGCAGCTTTGAATAGCAATACAGCTACACGTCATATACTGGACGGAAGCTTGTATATAACTAGAACAATTGCAGAATGTTTATCAATCAGAACTGCTGATATATTAGAATTTGCTGATTTTAAAGATGAGTTTATAATGCAAATTGGCAAATACAACTCTGGTATCTTAGAAGAAATAAAAGATTTGTACATCTATGATTTTGGTATATTCATCGAAATGTCGCCAGATGAAGAAGAAAAAGCAATGCTTGAAGCTAATATACAAATGGCTTTATCTAAAGAAAATATAAGTCTAGAAGATGCTATTGATATTAGAGAGATTAATAATCTTAAAATGGCTAATCAATTGTTAAAATTGAAGCGTAAACAAAAGCAAGAGCAAGAGCAACAACAAAGAATGCAAGAGCAACAGATGGCTGCTCAAATGCAAATGCAGGCTGAACAAGCCAAGGCTCAGCTTGAGGCACAAAAAGTACAAATGGAAACTCAGTCTAAAATGCAAGTAAAACAAGCTGAAATAAGTTTTGAAATAGAAAAACTTAAAAATGAAGCAATGTTAAAAGAACAACTTATGCAAACAGAATTTCAATTTCAAATGCAATTGAAAGGTGTTGAACAACAAGGATTGCAACAAAGAGAGACCGAAAGGGAAAACGCGAAAGATGCACGTATAAGCCAACAATCCACACAAACATCTAAAATGATTGAACAAAAGAAAAGAGATTTACCTGCAATAAATTTTGAATCAAACGAAGATAGTTTAGATGGTTTTGATTTAGCAGAATTTGAACCAAGATAATGTTTGCAAATTTTAATTTACAAAAATATAAAACAGTAAAATATCCTTCTGACTCATCTTTAAAGACTTTAAGCGAAATAAAAGACTTACAAGCTAAACCTTTGGATAAAGCATTTGCATTGAAATATGACAATGTGTTTAATGTTTTTAAAAACATTTTTATAAATAAACAAAGAACATTTCCTTCAGAGTTAGTGAAAAGTTTATTAACTGAAAGCACTAAGCCAATATTAAAAATAAAAAATTATCACAATCGTAAACGACCTAATGTAGTGGCAAAAGATTATGGTATCTCATTACCTTATGTAAAAATGTCATCTGCACAAACCGCATCATTTCCATCTGGTCATTCTGCACAAGCATATTTGATAAAAGAAGTTTTAAGTGATAAATTTCCAGAATTGACTTCACAATTTCAAAAAGCAGCAGACAATATATCTAAAAGCAGAATACTGGCAAATGTACATTACGAAAGCGATAAAAGAGTGGGTGAGCAGTTAGGATTGGACTTATATAATCACCTAAAAAATATTTAATTTTTTGTTTAACTTTGTTTTAAATTTAATCTAATTCAATATTATGGAAATAAAAGTAAGAGACTTAGGGCAAAAAGAAGAAAAGTCCAAAGCTGAAATTGAAGAGTCATTGTTACAAAAACATGAAGATAAGTTTGAAGACAGTGAATCACAAACAGAGCAAACAGATACAGTAGAGGTTTCAAATGAAAACGATACTGAAAAAGAAACTCCCTCATCAGAGTTAAATGATGAAGACGTTCTTTCTTATATTAGAGATAGATACAACAAAGATATAAATTCAGTGAATGAATTGTTTGAGGAAAAAGAAGCAAACGAAGAATTACCTGAAGATGTGTCTGCGTATTTAAAGTACAAAAAAGACACTGGACGTGGAATCCAAGATTTCTATAATTTACAGAAAGATTACGATTCTATGGAAGATGACTCTGTACTTGCTAGTTACTATAGTATAACCGAAGATGGGTTAGATGCTATTGACATTCAAGATATTATTGAGGATAAATTTAGTTTTGATGAAGAATTAGATGAACCTCGCGATATTAAGAAAATAAAACTAGCGAAAAAACGAGAACTTGCGAAAGCGAAAAAGTTTTTGAATGAGCAGAAAGATAAATACAAAGTACCTCTTGAGTCAAGCGGGGATCAATTATCTAACGATCAACAAGAAAATTTAAATGCTTATGAAAGTTATCTTAAGGAATCTAAATCTATTGAGGAGCAAAATAAAAAGAAGTATAATTACTTTCTAGATAAAACCAACGAGGTTTTTAACAATGAATTCAAAGGTTTTGAATTTAAGGTAGGAGATAATAATATAACTTTTAAACCTGGGACAGGTGAAGAGCTTAAAAATGTGCAGTCCGATTTTAACAATTTTGTTAATAGGTATATGGACAAACAAACAGGGCTAATTGCTGATCCAAAGGGATATCATCGTTCACTAGCAGTAGCTATGAACCCTGAGAAATTTGCTCAATTTTTTTACGACCAAGGTGTTTCTGCAACTGTGGATAATGTTACTAGAAAATCTAAAAACATAAACATGGATATTAGAAACGCTGCTCAACAAACTGTCACAAAAGATGGTATGAGAATAAGGGCTGTAGGAGATACCAATAGTGGAAGAGGACTTAAAATTAGAAGTATTAAAAAAGTTTAACAAATTAAAAATTTAAATTATTATGGCAGTACAAGCGGTACCCGGATTCGATTTACAACCGAGTTCACAACAAGTCCCTGTATCAACTAATTATCTGTCTTCGGCAGACTTTACTTGGTTACAGCAATATCTTCCTGACACTTACGAAAAAGAATTCGAAAGATACGGGAATAGAACAGTAGCATCATTCTTAAGAATGGTAGGCGCTGAAATGCCTTCTAACTCTGACCTTATTAAATGGGCAGAACAAGGAAGGTTACACAATAAATACCAAGGTTTAACAACAGTATCAGCAGCAGCTTCTGATACAGCAATATTTGTTATTCCAGCAGGTGATTTTAATCCAGCATTAGCTTCGCCAAATTTGGCAGCTCTTAGAGCAGGACAAACAGTAATGTTAAGTTCTTCTGTAGCAGGATCTACACTATCAGCTAAAGGAATTATAACAGCAGCTCCATCAGGAACTGGTGCGGCAGCAAGAACTTTTAGTGTAGGTTTCTACTCGGCAGCGGGTATGCCTGCATTCACTTCAGGTTCTATTGATTGTTTTATTTATGGTTCTGAATTTGCAAAAGGAACAACTGGAATGGTTGGTTCTAATGAAGCAGATGATTTTATCTTTCAAAATAAACCTATTATTATCAAAGACAAATATTCTGTTTCTGGTTCTGATATGGCTCAAATCGGTTGGATTGAAATCCAGTCTGAGAACGGAGCTAATGGATATTTATGGTATCTTAAATCTGAGCACGAAACAAGACTTAGATTTGAAGATTATTTAGAAACAGCTATGGTGGAAGCAGTTCCAGCAGAAGCAGGTTCTGATGCAGGTAACTATCTACAAGGTTTA